ATGAAACGCATGCCCGAAAATGAAACAGGCTTCTGGGCAAGTCTGATAGCCTGGCTGTTCAGCCACAAAACAGAGTGGGGATATGCGGGTGTGGCGGGCATGTTCTCTCTGCTGCGCAGCGCCTATGCCCAGTCCTCATGGAGTAAACGTATTCTCGACGCCGTATCGTGCAGCGCCCTGGCATTCTTCGCCGCGCCGACGCTTCAGGTAATTGGTGGCGTACTTAACTGGAATGTCCCTGATGCTGCCGCCCAGGTATTTGCGGTGGGTAATGACTCCAACTTACTGATAGTGTTTTATGTTCAGATAATGCCCGATGACCTTGTCATGCAGCTCCACCGATTTTGAGAACGACAGTGACTTCCGTCCCAGCCTTGCCAGATGTTGTCTCAGATTCAGGTTATGTCGCTCAATGCGCTGAGTGTAACGCTTGCTGATAACGTGCAGCTTTCCCTTCAGGCGTGATTCGTACAGCGGCCAGCCATCCGTCATCCATACCACGACCTCAAAGGCCGACAGCAGGCTCAGAAGACGCTCCAGTGTGGCCAGAGTGCGTTCACCGAAGACGTGCGCCACAACCGTCCTCCGTATCCTGTCATACGCGTAAAACAGCCAGCGCTGACGTGATTTAGCACCGACGTAGCCCCACTGTTCGTCCATTTCAGCGCAGACAATCACATCACTGCCCGGTTGTATGCGCGAGGTTACCGACTGCGGCCTGAGTTTTTTAAGTGACGTAAAACCGTGTTGAGGCCAACGCCCATAATGCGTGCACTGGCGCGACATCCGACGCCATTCATGGCCATATCAATGATTTTCTGGTGCGTACCGGGCTGAGAGGCGGTGTAAGTGAACTGTAGTTGCCATGTTTTACGGCAATGAGAGCAGAGATAGCGCTGATGTCCGGCAGTGCTTTTGCCGTTACGCACCACGCCTTCAGTAGCGGAGCAGGAAGGACATCTGATGGAAATGGAAGCCACGCAAGCACCTTAAAATCACCATCATACACTAAATCAGTAAGTTGGCAGCATTACCGAAATCCTTGCTCATTGAGAGCTGTACTTGCGATAGAACGCAAGCCATGAGAAACGAGAACACCTCCTAACCCAGCACGCTTGAGTGCTGCATTCACTGTTTGGCTGTTCATTGGCTGGGTTGGTTTGATGCGACTGGGAAAGATAAATTCTCGACCACCACTGAGGGACTTCATCATTTCCAGAATTGAGATAGCCTCATCCGATAGTGGAACCGTATGGTCTCGGTTCATCTTCATTCGAGCTGCTGGAATTTTCCATTCTTTAGCATTGAAATCGATCTCATCCCATCGTGCCTCAGCAGCTTCGGCAGGGCGGGTAATGGTGAGAAGCTGCCACATGAACAGACACCGCGTGGACACACTGATACTTGCCGTACGCATTGTTTGCATTAACTGTGGAAGTTGATCCGGGCGGATACTTGGCATGTTTTTCTTCTGCGGTTTCTCGAATGCTTTCCCGATATTTACACTGGGAACTGCATCAATCAGGCCTGTGTTCTGTGCATAAATCATGACTTCATTAATACGCTGACAAAGGCGGCGAACAGTCTCTAATGCCCCCCTAGCCTGAACCGGCTGAACTGCTTTAACCAGAGTATGAGCCTTAATCTCAGTGACACTGATATCACCGATTGCTGGAAAAATATCTCTCTCAAGTGAGCGCCAGATATCGTCAGCATAGTCCTCTGTTACGCTGGCTTTCCTCACATTCCACCAACGCTCAGCAACTAACAAGAAGGTATTAGTTTTGGCCTCTTGAGAATTTCTCACCTGTTCTTTCTGATGTTCCTGAGGATCAATGTCTTTCGCCAATAAAACTTTAGATTCGGCTCTGAGTTTACGTGCATCAGAAAGCGAGACGGCAGGGTAGGCACCGAAGCTCTGTTTGGTTCGCTGCTTGGTCAGAGGCCGATAGTAACGGAATTGCCAGAGCTTACTTCCACTGGATTTGATTAACAGAGTAAGTCCGTCACCATCATACAACTGGTAATCGGCATCTTTAGGTTTAGCGGCTTTGATTTCCGTATCGGTTAACGGCTTTGTTTTTCTTGCCATGGGGAGTCTCCATGCGTTTAGGCCCAACGAAAACAATAGAGCTTTTCGTTGGGCCTATCAATGGGCCTAAAAGGTTCGGATTTAATTAGTTCTCTTCGGACTTCGCGGGACAAATTGAAGGCACAAAAAAGCCCGCAGGGCTTGCGCCGTGCGGGCTCTTAGGACTTCATCGGATGACTCTGGTAATCACCGATGGAGAATTTTGGTGGAGCTGGCGGGAGTTGAACCCGCGTCCGAAATTCCTACATACCATTTTTAGCCTAATAAAAACATACATTTACTTTTAAAATCATCACGTTATTGTTTTTTGTATTTGTCGGGTTTTATGTGATTTTAAGTCTGTGCCGCCAAAGTGCCGCCATAAATTAACGGTTCCAGTTGAGATTGTGAAGCGGGTTTTTTGTCACTGCATCTTCCAGGTGGTCGGGTGCGAAGTGGGCGTAAATCATTGTCATTTTAATATCGGCGTGGCCCAGAATATCGCGCAGTACCAGTATATTTCCGCCGTTCATCATAAAATGACTGGCGAAAGTATGGCGCAGAACGTGGGTGCATTGGCCCTCTGGCAAGTCAATGCTTGCCCGCTTGACTGCACGCTCAAAGGCTTTTCTGCATGGCGTGAATAACTTCCCTCGGTTCTTTGGTAACTCGTCATACAGCGCCTGAGATATAGGAACCGTTCGGTTTTTCTTGCCCTTTGTTTTGGTGTAGGTGATTCGGTATTTAGATAACTGATGGCCCTGCAGGTTTTCGGCTTCACTCCAGCGGGCGCCGGTAGCTAAGCAGATTTTTGCAATCATGAGCAGGCTGGGGTTTTCTGAATCAGCGCAGGCATCCAGCAGGCGTTTAATTTCTTCCGGCGCCAGGAACGCCAGTTCCCCCTCTGCGATTTTAAATGTTGGAAGCCCGGCGAGTGGGTTGGGGGCTGACCAGTGGCCCAGCTTTTTCAGCGTGCCAAAAACTGATGATAGGTTGCGTTGTTCAAGGTTTACCGTGCGGGGCTTAACTGGCGACATAGGCAAGCCATCTTCATTTTTGACTTCACCTTTTAGGCGTGCTTCACGGTATTTTGTAAAGTCACCGGCAGTCAGCTCCGAGGCAATGGGATCACCCAGGCCATTACAAATAATGTTAAGTTTTGCCATCAGGCGCTTGGGGTCAGCAAGAGTCTGTCCGTAAAGTGAATGCCACTGCTTAATTACTTCTGACAATTGGCGCCGATCATCCTTTTCGCCTAGCCATGGCTTTTTGTTCACTTCATCCATTGTGAAGTTTTCGAATGCTATGGCCTCGCCTTTCGTCGCAAATTGCTTGCGCACGCGCTTGCCATCGCGCCCGCTAGGGTAGCACTCACACAACCATTTCCCGTTTGGCTGTTTTCTGATGGTCATATCAAAGGCTCTTAATAACTTTTAAGACGTGGCCTACAACCTCGATATCATCCAGGCTGCACTCAAAAGATGATTCATCTTGATGAACTACCAATCTGTTTCCGGGGATACGGGTTAACTTCACAATACTTTTTATTCCATCAATATCGACCAACCACACCCCATTTACTGGTGGTGTTTGGCTGCGATCCACTAGGTATGAATCACCACCGGTATTTACTAAGAGTAAGTTACTGGAATTGGAAGGAAGCAAGCTGCTGTCAATGATTGCTTTACCTGTATCCACCAAAGAGCCGCTAGAAAGTGTCACTTTGTCAATTTCGGGAGAAACAAGGTCAGAAAGGTGTTTAACTTTGCCGGAGTTCACGAAATTGATATCTTTTTGCATGTCAATGTTTGAACCCGGCTCGCCTTGCCCTGTGGTAAGCCAGAGTAAAGAAACGCCTGTCTCAAGAGCGCACTGAATTACCCATTCTGCAGGGAAACTATCTCTTAAGTATCTGTTTGCCATGGTGCTTTTAGATGCGCCAAGATGGTCGCACAATTGCTGTCTTGATTTGAAATCGTAGGCTGCCATTAGCCTATGGATGGCCTCTCTACCCCCGGTGTTCTCGCCTGTCTTTACTTGTATCATTTTTTAATCCTATTGACGTATCAAATATTGGATCGTAGTATCTTTTCGTATCAACTCTTGAATCGTATAAAACAAGATAAAACGACGTAAACCAAACCTTAACCGAGAGATACTGCACTATGAGCACTGATATTTCAATTCGTGTACCAAAAGTGATAGCGACGCCAGCCGAGTTTGCTAAGTGGGAAGGGTATTCCCGTGGTTCTGTTTATCAGATGATTCATAACGGTAAATTGGCTAACTACATTGAAAAGAAAGAAAAAAACAAAGGCCGCGTATTCATCCTTTACCTCAAGTACAAAAAAGACCAAGCAAGCAAAAACATGGACAAGTCTGCATTCAATTACAACGTTGTAGTTGGTTGTTAAGTTCAATTATGTGAACTTTTGAGGTATGAAACATGTTTGATTATAAGATTTCCAAACATCCGCATTTTGATGAAGCCTGCCGGGCTTTCTCGCTGCGTCACAACATGGCGAAGCTGGCAGAACGCGCAGGAATGAATGTCCAGACGCTGCGCAACAAGCTGAACCCGGAGCAACCGCATCAACTTACCCCGCCGGAGATCTGGCTGCTGACTGATATCACAGAAGACTCAACGCTGGTTGACGGTTTTCTGGCTCAAATCCATTGCCTGCCGTGCGTGCCATTGAATGAAGTGGCAAAAGAGAAGCTGCCGCATTACGTCATGAGAGCTACTGCTGAAATCGGACGTGTTGCTGCCGGTGCCGTATCGGGTGATGTGAAAACCACCGCAGGCCGCCGCGATGTTATCAGCAGCATTAACTCTGTTACTCGTCTGATGGCACTGGCTGCCGTTTCGATGCAGGCGCGTTTACAGGCTAACCCGGCGATGGCAAGCGCGGTGGATACCGTGACGGGCCTCGGCGCTTCGTTTGGTCTGATCTGAGGTGGTTATGCTGACTAAAGAACCCTCTTTTGCGTCACTTCTCATAAAGCAAAGCCCGGCAATGCACTACGGTCACGGCTGGATCATGGGGAAGGATGGCAAACGCTGGCACCCGTGCCGCTCTCAGGATGAACTGCTGGCTGACCTGTCCACAACCAAACAGGGGAAATCATGGCTATTGAAGGCGCTGCAGCGACTGTCCCATTAAGCCCCGGTAAAAGGCTGGACGCATTGAATCATATTGCGGAATTGAGAGCTAAAGTGTTTGGCCTGAATATTGAGCCGGAGCTTGAAAGGTTTATTAAAGATATGCGCGATCCACGCGACGTAAATAATAAACAGAATGAGCGGGCACTGGCAGCCATTTTTTATATGGCAAAAATTCCGGCAGAACGTCACGGCGTCAATATTAGTGATCTGACTACTGACGAAAAGCGGGAACTGGTGAAAGCAATGAATCATTTTCGTGCAGTGGTGAGCTTATTTCCCAAACGGCTAACCATGCCGAATTAATCCACAACAGAAATTAATGGCGTAAACCCGCCGGGCTTCTTATTGCCCAAATTCAGGAGAAACAACTATGCGAAATATTGAAACCCGTACCACTAAAACCGGACCAGATGATGCTGGTCTCAACCTGTTGCTGACTGAGGCACGCAAAGAAGAACGCCGGGGACGCGCAGATGTGATGGCTGCGCGTCTGGATTCTTTAGCTGCTCGTATCGTGTCACGTCAGCTTAACCACACGGAAGCGGCTGAGCTGCTGCGTCAGGAAGCTGTGAAGATTCAGAACGAAGCGCAGGAGATCCACTGATGGCTGATTCAATGGACCTTGTACAGCAGCGCGTTGAAGAAGAACGCCCGCGCCATATCCACACCGCCCGCAATAAAACGCCGGGCGTTTCCCGTGTTCTCTGCATTGATTGCGATGCGCCGATCCCGCCAGCTCGCCGCCGCGCCATTCCGGGCGTGCAGTGCTGCGTCACTTGTCAGGAAATCGCAGAGCTGAAAGGCAAACACTACAACGGGGGTGCTGTATGAGCACTATTCTGAAATGGGCGGGAAATAAAACCTCCATCATGCCGGAACTGATTAAGCATCTTCCTGCTGGCACGCGACTGGTTGAACCTTTCGCGGGTTCATGCGCTGTAATGATGGCGACAGACTATCCTCATTATCTTGTCGCGGATATTAACCCAGACCTGATAAATCTTTTTAAGCATATTGCATTTGACTGCGAGAAATTTATTTCAAATTCAAAAGGATTCTTTTCAGGCACAAATAGCGCTGAGTCTTATTACAACATCCGTCAGGATTTTAATCATTCGGCTGAAACCACCGATTTCTGGAAAGCTGTATTTTTCCTTTATCTTAATCGCCATGGTTATCGTGGGTTGTGCCGCTATAATTTGAGCGGTCATTTTAATGTCCCTTACGGTAATTATAAAAATCCGTATTTTCCTGAAAGTGAAATACGCGCTTTTGCAGAAAAGGCTCAACGCGCAACGTTTATCTGTGCCAGCTATGACGAAACACTGGCGCTGCTGCAGGCTGGTGATGTTGTTTATTGTGATCCGCCATACGATGGCACATTTAGCGGTTATCACACTGCCGGTTTTACAGAAGACGATCAGTATCATCTGGCGTCTATTCTTGAGCGCCGGTCATCAGAAGGTCATCCGGTTATCGTGTCCAACAGCGACACGTCCCTGACCCGTTCGCTTTATCGTAATTTTACCCGCCATCGCATCACTGCAAAGCGCAGCATGGGTGTGGCTGCCGGCGAGAGTAAATCTGCAGCAGAAATCATCGCCACAAAATCAGCTGGCTGGTTTGGTGTCGATTTGGCGTCCGGTCCAGATATCTCGGTGGAAACTGAGGTGCGGGCGTGGCAGTGAGTAAATTCACATTACATAATGCACCAACCACCGGCGGCTCGAATGAGGCCGCCGTGGCCTTTTCATGGAATAACCCCAAAAAAGCGGTTAACCCATATCTGGACCCGGCGGAAGTTGCGCCGGGGTCTGCGCTTTCAAACCTGATTGCTCTTTACGCTGCGGATAACGAGCAGGAGCAGCTGCGCCGTGAGGCGCTGAGCGATGAGGTCTGGGAACGCTATTTCTTCAATGAATCCCGTGATCCTGTCCAGCGCGAAATGGAGCAGGACCGGCTGATTAGTCGTGCCAAAATGGCGCGCGAGCAGCAGCGTTTTAATCCCGATCTGGTCATTCTGGCTGACGTTAACGCCATGCCGTCCCATATCAGCAAGCCTCTGCTGGAGCGGATTAAATATTTCCATAGCCTGGGCAGAGCAAAAGCCTATTCCCGCTACCTGCGCGAAACAATTAGGCCCTGTCTTGAGCGGCTGGAGCGCGTGCGTGACAGTCAGGTGTCTGCCTCTTTCCGGTTCATGGCAAGTCATGACGGGCTGGAGGGGCTGCTGGTACTGCCTGAAATGAATCAGGATCAGGTCAAGCGTCTTTCCACGCTGGTTGCGGCTCATATGAGCATGTGTCTTGATGCGGCCTGCGGTGATCTGTTTGTCAGCGACGATGTTAAACCAGAAGAAATCCGCCAGGCATGGGAAAGGGTTGCAGCAGAGGCGATGCGCCTTGAGATCATCCCGCCTGCGTTTGAGCAGTTACGCCGCAAAAAGCGTCGACGCAAGCCGGTGCCCTATGAACTGATCCCACCGTCGCTGGCGCGGATGCTGTGCGCGGACTGGTGGTATCGCAAATTGTGGCAGATGCGCTGCGAGTGGCGGGAGGAACAGCTGCGTGCTGTCTGCCTGGTCAACAAAAAAGCGTCCCCGTATGTCAGCTATGAAGCCGTGATCCACAAGCGCGAGCAGCGCCGCAAATCGCTGGAGTTCTTCCGCTCACATGAGCTGGTCAACGAAGACGGTGACACGCTGGACATGGAAGACGTGGTGAACGCCAGTAACAGCAACCCGGCACACCGCCGTAATGAAATGATGGCCTGTGTTAAGGGACTGGAGCTGATAGCGGAAATGCGCGGAGACTGCGCAGTGTTCTATACCATCACCTGCCCGTCACGCTTCCACGCAACCCTCAACAACGGCAGACCTAATCCGAAGTGGACCAGTGCCACAGTCCGGCAGAGCAGTGACTATCTGGTTGATACGTTCGCCGCTTTCCGCAAGGCAATGCACAAGGCCGGGCTGCGCTGGTATGGCGTCCGCGTTGCGGAGCCGCACCATGACGGCACAGTGCACTGGCATCTGTTGTGCTTCATGCGCAAAAAAGACCGCCGTTTCATCACTGCGATGCTGCGCAAGTTTGCCATCCGTGAAGACCGCGAGGAGCTGGGCACCAACACCGGGCCGCGCTTCAAATCCGAGCTAATCAACCCGCGCAAGGGCACGCCGACCAGCTACATCGCCAAATACATCAGCAAGAACATCGACGGGCGTGGGCTGGCTAAAGAAATCAGCAAAGAAACCGGCAGATCGCTGCGTGACAGTGCCGAGCATGTCAGCGCCTGGGCGTCACTGCACCGTGTCCAGCAATTTCGTTTCTTTGGTATTCCAGGGCGTCAGGCATACCGCGAGCTGCGCTTGCTGGCTGGTCAGGTGGCGAGAGTGCAGGGCGAACGCAAAGCGGGTGCGCCGGTACTGGATAATCCGCGTCTGGATGCGGTACTGGCGGCGGCTGATGCGGGCTGCTTTGCCACCTACATCATGAAGCAGGGCGGCGTGCTGGTTCCCCGCAAACATCACCTTGTCCGCACGGCTTATGAGCTTAACGACGAACCGAGCGCCTACGGCGATCACGGTATCCGTATCTATGGCATCTGGTCCCCGATTGCAGAGGGCAAGATTTGCACGCACGCGGTGAAGTGGAAAAAGGTTCGTAAGGCCGTTGATGTTCAGGAGGCGGCAGCCGACCAGGGCGCTTGCGCCCCTTGGACTCGTGGCAATAACTGTCCCCCTGTTGAAAATCTGAACAAATCAGGGGGGGATTTACCCGATATTAAAACTATGGATGAGAGGGAGCTGCAGGAATATCTCCACAACATGGGCCAGAAGGAACGGCGGGAGCTGACAGCCAGGTTAAGGCTGGTAAAACCGAAGCGGAAAAAAGCATATAAACAGACTATTTCGGATCAGCAGCGCCTGCAGCTTGAGGCAGAACTGAGTTCCAGAGGGTTCGATGGTAGCGAGTCAGAGATTGACCTGCTTCTGCGCGGCGGCAGTATTCCGTCAGGTGCCGGGCTGCGTATTTTTTACCGCAACCACCGTCTGCAGGAAGATGACAAATGGCGTCAGTGGTACTGATGCCGCAGCTTTAACAATTCTTGCTCTTATTGATCCGCATCAGAGCGATCTAATTGACAGATAAAAAACGGTTTACATTCGCAAATTCCTACTATACTGTAATTATAAACAGTGGATATATATACAGTTGTTGTATATCCGAGGTGGTGATAGGAGGGAAAATGCAGGATTATCTTTTGGAGTCGTTGAAGCTCCAGCGCATTGATTTTTTTATCAAGCTTGTAGCGGCTAGTGAGTGTAGCGACGAAGAAAAGCGGCTGGCTATCCAGTGGGTGTCCGAACTGACCGACGAGCTGATGGCGAAAATCCGCAGCCATGAATACTGCCGGTCAATGGATGTAACCAGTTAAGGGGAATCTGTATGCGCATTGAAATAATGATCGATAAAGAGCAGAAGATTAGCCAGGCTACACTGGACGCCCTTGAATCCGAGCTTTACCGTAATTTGCGCCCTCTGTATCCCAAAACAGCAATTCGTATCCGTAAGGGCAGCGCCAACGGCGTTGAGCTGAGCGGGTTAAAACTGGATGAAGATAAAAAGCGAGTGATGGAAATAATGCAGCAGGTCTGGGAGGACGACAGCTGGTTACATTAGCGAACGTTGCGGACGATAAAACTGGTTTTTACCGTCCGCAAGGTTGAACAACGAGCCACGCGAGGCGTTAGCGCTGTTGTGCATGTCTATGCCGCATGAAATCGCATGATCGTTTGAGGATCGTTTTTGCTCAGGCCCGCCAGAACTGGCGGGCTTTTGCTTATGTCATGCAGGTGCATGAAAACCACTACACAAAGCGGGCAGGCGTGGCGGGGATACGAGCGCGCGCTGGTTGGTTTGGGACAGCTTTCAAGAGCTATGTCTCATTTTTGCTTGGACGGATAGATTACTCTACTCAAAACATGTGAAATGGAGATAAACATGCCGTATCAAGTTAAAGCTTATTGTCCTTGTTGTGGGGTCGCTGCAAGTGGTGATCTGAACAAAATTGAAGAGGTATTTGGTTTTAGAATGATGGAAGGGGAACGTTTGATTCCACAATCATATTGTCGCAGATGTCGTCGATTAAGATGTTCTCCAAATGATAAAAAGTGCGGAGCATAAAAGATGGCGGTCTATTGTGTAACGTATGACTTGAAAGCTCCAGGCAAGAACTATGATGATGTTTTTACCTATCTCAAAAAGTTTGACTACTGCAAACATTTAGAATCCTTTTGGTTAATCGATACCACGCTTTCTGCAGCGCAATTGCGTGATGGACTTAAAGCAAATGTTGATAGTAACGATGTGATCTTTGTTGCTCGTTTACAAAAATCTTGGGCCTCATTAAATTATTCTTGTTCTACATGGTTAAAGGCTCCTGGTCGAAATTGGTAAATAAATTAAGGCCGCATGATTAGCGGCCTGTTTGAATATTGTTGTTGATGAGTAGGTGATTACTATTCATCACCTAAATTTAACTTGTAGGGTTCAAAGCGTATTACATCTTCTTGTAACCAATCATTGAGTTCTTGCAGCCTTTTTTGGAGGGGGATTAGTTCGTTTCTTACAAAAACAAGGCTGGCCTTTTCCACATCCCCAAAACCCCCAACATTGCTTGGCATGATCCCCATCATCTGTGGCGGCACACGGTGCGCTGCCATCATGTCATCGCGGCTCACGTTCTTGATGTTCAGAAACTCATCCTTTGCTGCTACCTCTGATAGTGGGATTATCTGAATGCCGTCCTTCTTCCCGTTGGGCGAATACATAAACAGGTTGCGGAAGTTGCCTGGCCCTTTGGCGCTTTTCATGGCCTGGCGGATGTTGTTCACGTCCTCCTGGTTCTGCGCGGCGTCGGTCATGTACATGATAAAGCCCGCGTGGCTGCCGTTGATGTAGTACTTGCGGCGGAACAGCGTGGCGGACTCATTCAGAAGGGCGGAAGGGATAGCGGACAGGTATTCTGGTAGTCCATAAATCTCCTGGTTTAAGTCCGGCTCCATCAGGTGGAAGATGCTGCCTTTGGTGAACTCGTAGGGCTGCGTGGTCATGCCGTATTGCACAAACCAGTAAGTGTCGAGGTCGGTCCCGCGGCGGGTGTATTTCGCCAGCGATGGCTCCAGTGACAGAATGCCGCCCAGCCGGTTCGTCCGTTTCTCCAGATAGGCATTACCAAACACCAGGTAGTCCTGCACGAAGCGGCTGAATGCCTGCTGGCTCAGCAGCGGATGCGGGATAAACGTGCTGGTCAGGATGTTGCGCTTAACGGCAATCGGTGAGCTGTGATGCACGGCGGCGCGGTAGGTGCGAGCCAGGCCGTCAAAGCTCACGGGCGGCTCATACCATTTGTCCATCTGCACGCATTCCACATAGTCCAGCAGTTCGCGGCGGTCCAGTACCGGGATAGGATCGCCAAAGCTGAATGCTTCGGCTTGAGTTGTGTTCTTCTGCTGCGCGGCTTCCTGTACTGGCGCGGTACTGGTCAGGGCGTCGTGTTCACTCATTAAAAAATCTCCACAATATTGCTGGTATTGGCGGATTCGCCCTGCAGCGGTTCGTTAAACAGTGCGTGCATCGTTGCCCAGGCCAAATCTGCGTGGCTGGCTTCTTCGCTGCGGCTCGCTTCGTAGGTAGGGCGGTTGCCGCTGGCGGTAGTGGCACGGCGGATTGCCATAAAGGACTGCGCAATGTCAGTGTGCCCGGCGTCAAACTCCAGACGACGGTGGCTGATAATGTCGTACGCTTTGAGCACCAGGGCGTTTTTGACGTTGGGGTTGTAGACAAACTCCCGCACGGCAGGAAAGAACGCTTTTACGTTCTCATAAACACCGTGACCGACGCCGGTCGAGTCGATGCCGATATAAGTCACGTTGTACTGCTGCGTCAGCTTTTTGATGGCATCAGCCTGGGCGCGGAAGTCCATCCCGCGCCACTGATGACGCTCCAGAATGCGGAACTTTCCGCCAGGTACAGTGGGTGGTGCCATAACCACGCAGCCTGCGCTGTCACCGTTCTGCGTACCTTTCGCTGGGTCGTAACCGATCCAGACTTCCCGCCAGCCAAACGGGCGCAGCGCCAGCGCCTGAAAATCGGTCCAGACTTCCCAGCTGTCCACCATGCACGCCTGCAGCTCGCTGAGCGGGAATACTGACGCCAGATCGTCAATAAATTCGCACATCAGCAGGTTCTGGTATTCGTCCGGGCTGTACTCCATGCGCAGTTGGTCCAGGTCGAACAGGTTACAGCCTCCGCGCACCGCATCCTCCACGGTGACGATCTGGCGGTACTGTCCGTCAGGGCAGAGCAGGCCGCGCGCAAGGTTGCTGTGGGTCAGGTCAATATCCACCTTGTCCGCTTTGGCGCGGCCCCGATTAAACAGCGCACCGGACCAGAACGGATAGGCACTGTGAGTCAGGCTGGACGGCGTGGAAAAGTAGGTTTGTCGCCATTTTTTGTGAATGGCCATCCCGGAGGCCACCTTGCGCAGCTCCTGGAATTTCGGTATCCAGAAATACTCATCAAGATACAGGTTGCCGTGGTAGCTCTGCGCAGTACGGGCATTGGTGCCGAGGAAGTACAAAGCTGCGCCATTGGGCAGCACCATGGGATCGCCTTTCAGCTCAACATCCACCTCTTTGGCAAAGTCGATGATGTACTGCTTAAAAACGTGCGCCTGCGCCTTACTGGCAGAAAGGAAAATCTGGTTGCGCCCGGTCAGCAGGGCGTCAATCAATGCTTCACGGGCAAAATAAAACGTGGCGCCAATCTGGCGCGACTTGAGCAGATTACGGATGCGGTTTGTTTTTCCGGCTTCAAACCAGTGACGCTGATAGTCGAACATTGAGGCATGGAAGACTTCTTCCAGCTTTTCGATCTGTTCGTCGGAGAAAACGTTCTTTTCCGGCTGCCTGCGCGGACCTTTGTTACGGTTGTCTACTTTCGGGTTTAAATCTGCTTCGTTCCCGCCGTCGTTAAATTTTCCGATCCGGGCGTGACGCTCTGACTGGCGCGCCAGCAGGTCAATTTCCTTGAAGTCTTTCCCTTCTTTCTGCTCCTTCATGATGAGCTGGCAGTAACGTGCGGCGGTGGTGAGCTGCATCTGATCCAGCGGCCCATAGTCGCCCCACTTGTCGCGCTTCTTCCAGCTGTGAACGGTTGCAACTTTTTCGCCCAGCATTTCAGCAATGCGGGCTACGCGGTATCCCTGAAAGTACAGCAGCATGGCCTGCCGACGGGGATCGAGGTCTGCGGGGGTCAGTGTCGTGTTCATGGCCCAAACATACGGCCTTGGATGGCGGCTTTCCCCGGCTGCAGTTTGTGTGGTTTACCGTACAAATACAGCGCGTTGTCTCACTCCCCCCATCACCGCAAACATAAGGCTCCAGTAAGTTATTTCTAACGGAGCACGGCTCATGACAGTGAAAGCAAAACGTTTCCGTATCGGGGTGGAAGGCGCCACTACCGACGGACGCGAAATCCAGCGTGAATGGCTGGTACAGATGGCTGCCAGCTACAATCCGACGGTCTATACCGCGCTGATCAACATGGAACACATCAAGTCTTATTCCCCGGACAGTGCATTCAACCGTTACGGCAAAGTGACTGCGCTGGTTGCAGAAGAAATCCAGGACGGTCCGCTGGCGGGCAAGATGGCACTTTACGCCGATGTTGAACCGACGGACTCCCTGGTGGCCCTAGTGAAAAAAGGCCAGAAGCTGTTTACCTCCATGGAGGTCAGCCCGAAGTTTGCCGACACCGGCAAAGCCTATCTTGTGGGGCTGGCGGCAACAGACGATCCGGCGAGTCTCGGCACCGAAATGCTGGTATTCAGCGCCAGCGCCGCCCATAACCCGCTGGCAAACCGTAAGCAGAACCCTGAAAACCTGTTTACCGCTGCCGAAGAAACGCAGATCGAACTGGAAGAAGCCCAGGACGAAAAGCCATCCCTCTTTGCCCGCGTCACCGCGCTGTTCACCAAAAAAGAGCAGACCGACGATGCGCGATTCTCTGATGTGCATAAAGCCGTGGAACTGGTCGCCACCGAGCAGCAGAACCTGAGCGAACGCACTGATAAATCCCTGTCAGAACAGGACAAGCGCCTTTCTGAGCTGGAGTCCTCCCTGCAGGAACAACAGGCCGCCTTTGCCGAGTTACAGCAGCAGCTGAGCCGTGAAGACAGCCGCAAGGATTACCGCCAGCGCGCGCCGGGCGGTGACGCACTGGCAGGCACCCTGACCAATTGCTGATGGAGCATAAAACCCGATGAAAAAGAAAACCCGCTTTGCCTTTAACGCTTACCTGCAGCAACTGGCGCGCCTGAACGGTGTGGAGGTTGAAGAACTGTCCAGCAAGTTTACCGTGGAGCCGTCCGTGCAGCAGACGCTGGAAGACCAGATCCAGCAGTCCGCCGCTTTCCTGACGCTGATTAACATCACGCCGGTCACTGAGCAGTCCGGTCAGTTGCTGGGGCTGGGCGTGGGAAGCACCATTGCCGGAACCACCGATACCACCACCAAAGAGCGCGAGCCTACCGATCCGACGCTGATGGAAGATGTGGAATACAAATGCGAGCAGACCAACTTTGATACGGTGCTGACCTACGCAAAACTGGACATGTGGGCGAAATTCCAGGACTTCCAGGTGCGTATTCGCAACGCCATCGTCAAGCGTCAGGCGCTGGACCGCATCATGATCGGCTTTAACGGCGTGAAGCGCGCCAAAACCTCCAACCGTGCTGAAAACCCGCTGCTGCAGGACGTCAATAAAGGCTGGCTGCAGAAAATCCGCGAAGACGCGCCGGATCACGTCATGGGCAGCAAAACCGCAGAAGACGGCACCACTACTGCAGAACCGGTAAAAGTAGGTCCGGGTGGTAAGTATGTAAATCTTGACGCGGTGGTGATGGATACCGTCAACGAGCTGATCGATGTGGAGTATCAGGATGATGACGAGCTGGTTGTTGTCTGCGGACGTGAACTGCTGTCTGACAAGTATTTCCCGCTGGTCAACAAAGAGCAGGACAACAGCGAGAAAATCGCCGCCGATCTGATCATCAGCCAGAAACGCATGGGCGGCCTGCAGGCTGTGCGCGCGCCTTTCTTCCCGGCAAATGCCCTGCTGATCACCCGTCTGGATAACCTGTCCATCTACTGGCAGGAAGACACCCGCCGCCGTTCAGTTATCGACAACCCGAAACGTGACCGGATTGAAAACTTTGAATCCGTCAACGAGGCGTATGTGGTCGAGGACTACCGCTGCGCGGCGCTGGTTGAAAACATCGAAATCGGTGATTTCACCCCGCCTGCAGTAGAAACAGGAAACGGAGAGTAACGCATGAGCCTGAGTCCCGCACGGCAACACCGCCTGCGCATTCAGGCCGAACAGGCCGCCCGTGAGGGCGGCAGTGTTCGCCATGCGTCGGGTTATGACCTGATGCTGCTGCAGCTGGCAGAAGACCGCCGCCGCCTCAAGGGCGTTCAGTCCACGGTGAAAAAGGCGGAAATCAAGGTGGAACTGCTGCCGAAATATTCCGCCTGGGCGGAGGGCGTGCTGGCTGCCGGAGGTGCGCAGCAGGATGACGTGCTGATGTACGTGATGCTGTGGCGTATCGACGCCGGTGATTATGCCGGTGCGCTGGAAATCGGACGCCATGCACTGCTCCATGGCTGGGTGATGCCGCTGGGCAACCGTAACGTGCAGACCGTGCTGGCAGAAGAAATGGCAGACGCGGCGCAAAGCGCTCTGCTTACCGCTGCCGGTTTTGATGCTGATCTGCTTCTGCAGACGCTGGACCTGACCACCGATCTTGATATGCCGGACCAGTCGCGGGCGCGCCTGCATAAAGCCATCGGCGCTGTACTGAGCGAAAGCAACCCGGCGTCTGCCCTGAATCACCTTACCCATGCGCTGCAGCTTGATCCCCGCTGCGGTGTGAAAAAAGAAAAGCAGCAGCTGGAGCGCAGACTGCGCAATGACAGCCGCTAACGAACGTGCCCCGCGCACGGGCGGCACGGGATGGCGAAAGGCACTGCCACATCAAAATTCCGTCCACCGCCCACTTATTCAGGAGAAAGCCGCATGAAGTTTGTTGCGCCCGAACAGGCACCGGAGCAGGCGGAGGTCATCAAAAATACGCCGTTCTGGCCTGATGTGGACCTGTCGGAATTTCGCAGTGTGATGCGAACTGACGGCACGGTGACGCAGTCGCGTTTAAAGCAGGTTGTGCTGACGGCTATTTCTGAGGTTAACGCTGAGCTGTACGACTTCCGCAACCGCCAGCAGTTGCTGGGCTACCGGGCACTGGCTGAGGTTCCGGCGGACATGCTGGACGGTAAAAGCGAGCGTATCCGGCACTACCATAACGCCGTTTTTTGCTGGACGCGCGCTGTGCTCAATGAGCGTTATCAGGACTATGACGCCACGGCATCAGGTGTGAAACGGGGGGAGGAGCTGGCGGAGGCCAGCGGCGATCTGTGGCGTGATGCCCGCTGGGCCATCAGCCGGGTGCAGGATGCGCCGCACTGTACGGTGGAGCTTATCTGATGAAAGTGCGTGCGCATCAGTATGACACGGTGGACGCGCTTTGCTGGCGTCATTACGGGCGCACGCAGGGGGTCACTGAGCAGGTTCTGAAGGCAAATCCGGGGCTGGCAGAGTACGGCCCATTTTTACCGCACGGGCTGCAGGTGGAACTGCCGGACATTACGGCGTCAACCACGGGGCAGACCGTCCAGCTATGGGACTGAATTATGACGCTTGAACGAATCAGCGCCTTTATTACTTACTGCATCGCCGTGCTGCTGGCATGGCTGGGCGATCTGTCACTCAAGGATGCATCAACGGTTGGAGGCGTACTGATTGGTGTGCTGATGCTGGCTATCAACTGGTACTACAAACACCAGTCTTTCAGGTTGCTGCGCGATGGCAAAATTTCACGGGGGGAATATGAATCCTTCAATCGTTAAGCGCTGTCTTGTCGGGGCTGTGCTGGCTATCGCCGCCACGCTGCCCGGTTTTCAGTCGCTCAAAACTTCCGTTGAGGGGCTGAAACTGATCGCCGATTACGAGGGATGCCGCCTGCAGCCTTATCAGTGCAGCGCGGGCGCCTGGACTGACGGGATCGGCAATACGTCCGGTGTGGTGCCGGGGAAAGCTATCACGGAACGGCAGGCGGCGCAGGGGTTAATAAACAATGTACTACTGACTGAAAAAAGGCTGGACGCCTGCCTGACGGTTAAGCCTCCGCAACATGTCTACGATGCGCTGGTGAGTATTGGTTTCAATGTGGGGACCGGCGCGATCTGCAGGTCAACCATGGTGTCATATATCAATCGCCAGCAGTGGTGGCAGGCATGCAACCAGCTACCGCGCTGGATTTATGTTAACGGTGTGAAAAATAAAGGTCTGGAGAACCGCCGCGCGCGGGAAATGGCCTGGTGCTTAAAGGGAGCGTCCTGAAATGAAATGGTTAAAAAGTTACTGGTTGCCGCTTTCGGTTCTGGCGTTTCTTGTAATGGTTGATGTGATTTTCCCTGCCTCCCATGCGCTTTTCCCCCTGGCGCTGATCATGTGGTTTGAGTTTGCCGCGTTTTCTCTGGTCTGCTTTGCCGGGCTTTATTCCTGCACTCTGACAGGTAATGACCGGCTAAAGGTCAGATTCCTGCTGGGGAGGGTATTAAGGATGATGGACGCAATCAATCTCACCTGGTATCTGCGTCTGGCTGTTGCCTTTGTGATGTTGCTTGCCGGGTGGAAACTGACGGGGCTGGTTTATGTATCTACCGTTGCCATTGGCCTGGCAATCAAGGATGAATTAAAGGCATTGCGGGAATGAATCGCGTACTGATTTTAGGGCTGGCGCTGGTTCTTATTGCGCTGGGCTGGCAGTCGTGGCGGCTTAACAATGCCAGTCACATCATTGAGACGCAGGGCACGGCGCTGAAAAACAAAACGCAGGAACTGACGAAGAAAAACAGTCAGTTGGTCGGCCTGTCCATTCTGACCGAAACCAACAGCCGGGAGCAGACTCGGCTTTATGCGGCAGCGGAACAGACCACCGCACTGTTGCGAGGCCGCCAGCGCCGGATCGAGGAACTGAAACGTGAAAACGAGGATTTGCGCCGCTGGGCTGACACTCCTTTGCCTGCTGACATTATCAGGCTGCGTGAACGTCCGGCCCTTGCCGGAGGTGCAGCTTACCGTGAATGGCTGTCCCAGAGTGACGCAGTGCCGCCTGGAAAGGTCAGCGCCGCGCAGTAACGGTGATCTGAATGCGGCGCTGGATGAAACAGAGGCCGCCTGGGCGGTCTGTGCTGACAAAGTCGACACGATAGTTGCGTGTCAGGAGCGAAACAGTGAACAAACCGCAGTCCCTGCGCAGCGCCCTGAATAAAGCGGTGGCGTATGTCCGCAACAACCCGGATAAGCTGCACCTTTTCGTTGATAACGGCTCACTGGTGGCAACCGGTGCCAGCTCTATGTCATGGGAATACCGCTACACCCTGAACGTTGTGATCGAGGATTTCAGCGGCGACCAGAATCTGCTGATGGCTCCCGTGTTGCTGTGGCTCAGCGAAAATCAGGCGGACGCCATCAACAACCCGGAGCTGCGCGAAAAACTGTTCACCTTTGAAGTGGATATTCTGCGCAATGATGTGTGCGATATCAGCCTGAATCTGCAACTGACGGAGCGTGTACTGGTCAGCACTGACGGCGGTATCTCAACGGTTGAGGCGGAGCCAGAACCCGACGAGCCAGAAGAAATGTGGACGGTGAAACGTGGAAAATCTGCATAAAGTGGATGAGTGGCTGACAGCGCTGCTGGCGAATCTGGAGCCGGCTGCGCGTCAGCACATGATGTGTGAACTGGCGCAGCAGCTGCGTCGAAATCAGCAGAACAACATCCGCCTGCAGCGCAACCCCGACGGAACCGGCTACGAGCCGCGCCGGGTAACAGCCCGCAGCAAAAAGGGGCGCATCAAACGCCAGATGTTTGCAAAACTTCGCACCACCAAATACCTGAAAGCTGCAGCGAGCGCGAACTCTGCGAGCGTGCAGTTTGTGGGACAAGTGCAGCGTATCGCTCGGGTACACCATTACGGCTTACGTGATCGTGTTAGCCGCAATGGACCATTAGTAATTTATAGAGAACGAAGGTTACTTGGATTCAATGAGAATAATGATTGCATTAAAAATATATTAATTATGTCTTTATTTAATACATAATGTATCGTGGTAAAAAATAGTAAAGCCAAATGGCTGGCTAATTGCCAGCCATAACTCTATGAAATTAGTGATATTTTTTGATTGTAGTAATCATAATCCGCATGTTCTTCAGTAAAGAATAATTCAAAAGCCGTTAGCATATTTGAATAAAAACTATCTTTTGATATTGCAGTTTTTCTCTCATTTTTAGCTAAGTAATTGGTTATGAATCTTAATGATGCTGAGAATAGAAAGTGCCCCTTTATCCAATGCGTTATGCAAGTGTTGGCAGGAAATTGAATGTTGTTTTTTTCTGCTAACCCTACATTTCTGAAATCATCAGGAAGGGTTTGAATATAAGCATTTATCTTATCTTGACATGTTTTGTAAGAGTTTTTTGATTGCATAAATCTATCGCATGAATCACCTACTACGGAATAGCCACGCTGATTTAAATGATTGTAAATATCTAAGGCAATTAGGTCTTCAATATTGTTATAAAACTCTAATAGCCAGGAGTTTATATTTATTCCTTGGATTTCTTTGGCACTGTATCTTCCCATGTGTTTTAACACACGGGATAGGACTTTCTCATCGACTATAGTATTTTCAATTGAGTAACCTTTTGTATAGATGATGTTTGTATGATTTACTAAGTTGGATGAAAAATGATTCAGATCTGCATCGCGGGCAACAATTGCGTTTATTTGTCCTGATGTGATTCGCTCAATATAAGGTTCTAATGCTTCACACCCTCCAACTTCTTGCACTTCAACACTTAGTCGACCATTTTTTTTGAAAACTATTTCCCAAAATCCAATATCATCCTCACCTTCAACATATACCATGATATCAGCATCATAAAACATGCTGATAACATTTTCCGCCTCGTCAGACCAATTAAAGTTATCTGTTCGAATCTCATTATTGGACATTGACAAGTTTCTCCATGTTAAAAATTGCACTCCTGTATTTTGAAGCTACTTCTGGAGAATGTGTGGCAGCTATTACTTGTGCATTGGGATTGAGTTTTTTGATTGCTGGGATAATGTTTCTTTGCCATTGAATATGTAGGGAGAGTTCAGGCTCATCTGTTAGGAAAATATATTGTTTTTCTCTTTGTAATAGGGTTTCTATGAATAAAATAAGTAATTGCTTCTCACCTGAAGATAAATTTTCCTGAATTATTGGTCCGTAAGTATTCTTTATGGAAAGTATTCCGCCTTGAAAGTCAAATTCCTTATCAGTAATAAATTCTTTTAAAATACTTAAAAATTGTTCAATGGGAGCGAAAACTAAAGATGTTTTTTCTTTAGATTTTAAAGACATTCTAATTATTTTTTGTGTCTTTCTTAGCGCTTCAATTGAGCGGATGTCAAAACCATCTTTTTTATTTTGTTTTAATTCTGCAATGGTGTGATCAATAGTGTCAACATGGAAATTTATTTTCCGACGGACATTCATATCAATAGCGTTTAGTTGTGTGTACGCACTTAAAAGGTTTTGTTTTTCTTCCTCCTTGTTAAATTGAATGTTGTACGCCTTATCATCAATATCATCTTTACTATATAGAATAGATGCTAAAACTTCTTTTTGAAGTTCTAATGCAATATCTCTCGCTCGTTGAGATAATTCAAGTTGATATTTTGTTAATTCCTGCATTAATTCTGATAGTTTATAATCGACAGGGTTGATAAAGCGAGAGCCGTATTTGTCTCTAACCTCAAAGTCGTCACTATTCCTTAGTCTATAGACGGATAAAGATGAGAGTGAAACCAGTTTTGCTAATTCTGCTCTTAACTCCTCAGTCTCTTCTTGTGCTCTGCGTCTATAACTGAGGGAGATTCTTCTGTCATCGGCGTTGAATAGTCGGATGGTATGTTTTTTTGATGAAAGTTGATACTCTATTTTAGAGAACGGTGATGTATCACTCTCGATTTTCTTAATTTTTATTGTCTTAGTTTTCTTTTTGTCCTTTAGTTTTATTTCGGCACTATTGAAATCATTGTTGTTAATGCCATCAAGGTCAATTGATAAAATTGAATGCAAAATATTCATAAAAGTTGTTTTGCCGGTTCCATTCCTTCCAATGATGATGTTTACATCATCATTAAAAGAGCAAAGAGCATTTAATCTTTGCCAAAAACCATTGATAGCGATGCTTTGTATTTTATACATCAACTTACTCCTTGTTTTGGTTGAGTCGAACTTATCAACTGTTTGTACCAGCTATAACACAATTATGCTGGTTCGTACGAATCATTTCAAATGTTCAATATAGGCAGTATGAACACACAACTTACCGAAATCATGCGCCTTATCACCAATCTGATCCGTACCGGCACTGTGACCGAAGTGGACCGGAAAAAGTGGCTGTGTCGGGTGAAAGTGGGCGAGCTTGAAACTAACTGGATTAACTGGCTGACGCTGCGCGCCGGTGGTGCCCGTACATGGTGGTGTCCGTCGCCGGATGAGCAGGTGGTGTTGCTGAGCATGGGCGGCAATCTGGAAACCGCTTTTGTGCTGCCCGCTATCTACTCCAATCAGTTTCCGCCACCGTCGGATTCCGTGGACGGCTGCGTGACGGAGTACCCGGACGGGGGATGGTTTGAGTATGAACCCGCCACCGGACGGTGGCATGTCAGGGGCATCAAATCCATGGTGATCGAGGCATCAGACAGTGTCACCTACAAAACCGGTGAGTTTGTGGTGGAGGCTGACACCACGCGCATTAACAGCGAGGTGGTGATCAATGGCGGCGTCACCCAGGGCGGCGGCGCAATGAGTTCTAACGGGATCGTAGTTGATGACCATGAGCATACTGGCGTTCTGAAAGGCGGCGACAACACGGGGGGACCGGTATGACGTTGTATATCGGTATGAGCAGGAATGACGGGCAGACCATTGCAGATACAGACCATCTGCGCCAGTCGGTGCGGGATATTCTGCTGACGCCGCAGGGCAGTCGTCTTGCGCGTCGGGAATATGGTTCCCTGCTGTCTGCCCTGATAGACCAGCCGCAGACCCCGGCGCTGCGCCTGCAGATTATGTCTGCGGTCTATGTGGCGCTGAACCGTTGGGAGCCGCGCCTTACGCTGGACTCCATCACCATCAACGGCAATTTTGATGGCTCTATGGTGGTTGAACTTACCGGACACGGCAATAACGGCGCACCGGTTTCCCTTTCCGTATCAACAGGAGCAGACAATGGCAGTCATTGACCTTTCCCGGCTACCGCCGCCGCAGATTGTGGATGTGCCGGACTTTGAGGCATTGCTGGCAGAACGCAAGGCCGCCTTTGTGGCCCTCCATCCGGCTGATGAACAGGAGGCTGTTATGCGCACGTTAGCGCTGGAGTCAGAACCTGTCACCAAACTGCTGCAGGAAAATACTTACCGCGAAATCCTGCTGCGTCAGCGAATTAATGAGGCTGCGCAGGCGGTCATGGTGGCCTATTCCATGGGAAATGACCTTGAACAACTGGCAGGTAACTGCAACGTGAAGCGCCTGACGGTAGTCCCTGCAGATAATGACTCGGTGCCGCCGGTCGCCGCAGTGATGGAAAGTGATGAAGCATTACGCCAGCGCATTCCTGCAGCATTTGAGGGGCTGTCCGTTGCAGGGCCGACGGGAGCCTATGAGTTCCACGCCAGAAGTGCCGACGGGCGGGTGGCTGATGCCAGCGCAACCAGTCCGGCACCGGCAGAGGTGGTGCTTACCGTGCTGAGCCGTGAGGGGGACGGTACGGCAGGGGCTGACCTGCTGGCGGTGGTTGAGCAGGCGCTTAACAGTGAAAAAGTTCGCCCGGTGGCAGACCGCCTGACGGTGCGCAGCGCAGAAATTATTCCGTACAGCGTGGACGCAACGATCTTCCTTTATCCGGGGCCGGAGGCTGAGCCGGTGATGGCAGAAGCAAAAGCCAGTCTGCAGAAATACATCGCCAGTCAGACGCGGCTGGGACGCGATATCCGCCGCAGCGCCATTTATGCCGCGTTGCATGTGGAGGGCGTCCAGCGTGTGGAGCTGGCGTCCCCGCAGGGTGATGTGGTGCTGGATAAGACGCAGGCGGCATCCTGTACTGAATGGAGCATCATCAACGGGGGCACGGATGAATAGCCTGTTGCCGCCGGGTTCGTCGCCGCTTGAGCGCCGACTGGCGCAGACCTGCAGCGGGATTTCCGATCTGCAGGTATCGCTGCGTGATTTGTGGAATCCGTCAATCTGCCCGGTCAGATTCCTGCCTTATCTGGCCTGGGCGTTTTCTGTTGACCGCTGGGATGAGAGCTGGACAGAAAGCGTCAAGCGCCGCGTTGTGCAGGACGCTTTTTATATCCATCAGCACAAGGGGACAACCAGCGCCGTGCGGCGCGTGGTGGAGCCGTTCGGCTTTCTGATCCGCATCATTGAGTGGTGGCAGACTGGCGAAATACCAGGGACGTTCCGTCTGGATATTGGCGTGCAGGACCAGGGCATAACAGAAGAAACCTATCTGGAGCTGGAGCGCCTGATCGGTGACGCCAAACCGTGCAGCCGTCACCTGGTTGGTATGTCCATCAACCTGCAGACAGGTGGCCCGTATTTTGTGGGCGCAGCCACCTACACCGGCGAAGAAATCACGATCTACCCGTATATCAACGAAACCATTATTTCCGGCGGCACCGCTTATGAGGGCGGGGCGGTCCATGTTATTGACACGATGAGAGTGAACCCATGAGCGCAAAATTTTACACCCTGCTGACGGATATCGGCGCGGCGAAACTGGTAAGCGCCGCCGCGCTCGGTGTCCCACTAAAAATTACCCATATGGCGGTGGGCAGCGGTGGTGGTATGCTGCCCACACCCAACGCGCAACAGACCGCGTTAGTGGCTGAGGAACGCCGCGCAGCGCTGAATATGCTGTATATCGACCCACAGAACAGCAGCCAGATTATTGCTGAGCAGGTGATCCCGGAAAATGAGGGCGGGTGGTGGATTCGTGAAGTCGGCCTGTTTGATGAAACAGGTGCGCTAATTGCTGTGGGAAACTGCCCGGAGAGCTACAAGCCGAAGCTGGCGGAGGGCAGCGGACGCACGCAGACCGTGCGAATGGTACTGATTACCAGCAGCACGGATAACATCACCCTGAAAATTGACCCCGCTGTGGTTCTGGCAACCCGCAAATATGTGGATGATAAGGTGCTGGAACTTAAGGTGTATGTGGATGACCTGATGGCAAAGCATCTTGCTGCGGTTGATCCTCATTCGCAATATGCACCAAAAGACAGTCCGACTCTGACAGGCATGCCTAAAACGCCAACGCCACCGGCAGGAAACAACAGCACCCTGATTGCCAGTACAGCCTTTGTACAGGCCGCTATTCTTGCCCTGATAGGTGGCGCACCGGCAATGCTGGATACGCTGAAAGAAATTGCGGCAGCTATCAATAATGACCCGAATTTCAGTACCACCATTAACAATGCGCTGGCACTGAAAGCACCACTGGCAAGCCCAGCCCTGACCGGAACGCCAACGGCTCCGACTGCGGCGCAGACTGTGAACAATACGCAGATTGCCACTACAGCATTTGTGAAGGCAGCTATTGCCGGGCTGGTTGGTTCATCGCCGGAGGCGCTGGACACACTGAATGAACTGGCAGCTGCGCTGGGGAATGATCCTAACTTTGCGACAACAGTGATGAACGCGCTGGCGGGGAAACAGCCCATAAGCGCTAACTTAAGGGTTGAACCATCTGAAGAATGCGACGCCTCGGTGCCTCGTTAAGACGATGCCTCGCGTTCTTCAATTGCGTTTTGTAGGCTGTCAGGGATACTGTCCCACGAATGGCCACCTGTAAGCTCCAGATGACCATTTTTGTTATTCTCCACAACGAGTTAGTTCTTCTTTTCGGATCCGGCACTTCTGGGGGGGAAATCCAGCGATGGCTGGATTATGTCGTCAATTAAAAATGCGGCGAGTAGATTAGCAAATATCCACGCTTTCGCGAGTTCAGGTTCCTTTGCACGCAAAGCATCCAGGTGCAGCAAACTTTTGAGCCGCTTAAAAGCCAGTTCAATTTGCCATCGCAGACGGTAACAATCAGCCACTTGCTCTGCTGAATATTCATCTTCCGGTAATGATGTTAGCAATAGCACATGGCCCGCTGCTTCCAGCGTTTCCGCCTGAACTACTCGTCCTTTTCGACGATTCTCGCTGAGCAGTCGGGTTTTACTGATTAATGCTTTTTCGGGAGGAAGTGATACGGCAATGAGACGTGCCGGAAAGGGAGCTCCGGCTTTTTTATTACCTGAATTGCCTATCATTACAGTGGTTTCACCGTTCTTACCGCAATCCAGCCCGCGCAGAAAACCCATCATGTCAAAGCGCATTCCTTCTGCAGTTAACCAGCGCAATCCTCGCCAGTGAACCCGGACGATATAATCAGCTTCTCCAAAAGCAAGTGAGCGGATACATTCGGGACGCGAACCGAATCCCCGGTCAGCAATGCGTATCTCGTCTGCCGTTTGCGCAAATCGGTCCAGCCGTTCAGCGTCTCTGCTGTCGGTTAGCTCAAAATCAGTGAACTGACAGGTATGAGGATCATATCCCATATGTAGTCGCCATTCAGCGCTGCCGCCCCCGGGCGCACTGATTGCTGTTCCATCGACAAGACGCAATCTCTTTCCGCTTGTACAACCCGTAACTGCGGCGCGTACAGCAAGTGTTTGTGCGGCAAGTATGCCAAACCAGTCGGCGGCATTCCGCAGCCGCTTCAGGAGAGCCACGTCAGATAATGTTGCAACGTCATGGAGCTGAGCCCATGCAGTGACTTCACGTAATGACATCCCCCCGGGGCCGTAAGCCAGCCCCAGACGTAGCAGAGTTGCAGCATCACGAATTTCGCGGCGGCGGGTTAGAGCCCCGGCATTACGTGCCGAAGTATCCAGTTCTTCGGGCTTACCAATATGGGCCAGAATTGCTGACCAGTTATCGTGAGAGTAATTCATCGGCACGTTAAATCATATCAGGCGTAATACCACAACCCTTAAGTTAGCGCTTATGGGAAACAGCCCCTCGATGCCACTTTGACTAACCTCAGCGGGAAAAGTGTTTCAGCCCTTCTACAATACCTTGGTTTGGGAGAAGGCTCAGCGTTACCCGTTGGTGTACCTGTTCCGTGGTCTTCAGCCACTCCTCCAACAGGCTGGCTGAAATGCAATGGTGCGCCTTTTTCTGCCGAAGAGTATCCGGAACTGGCAAAAGTTTATCCGACAAATGAATTGCCAGATTTACGTGGTGAGTTTATTCGTGGCTGGGATGACGGGCGCGGTATTGACGCGGGGCGCGAAATTCTGTCTGCTCAGGGTGACGCCATTCGAAATATCGTTGGGCATATCTCATGCGTGCGTCGTGGGCCTGAAGGTTCAGACCGTGCCGATGGCGCGTTTAGATACGATAGCAACTGGTCTACAAAAATTAGATCGACTGATTTAGCAGACGACTGGGGGAGCGTAGTCTCATTTGATGCCAGTCGCGTAGTTCCAACTGCACCAGAAAACCGTCCACGCAGTATCGCATTTAACTTCATCGTGAGGGCCGCATAATGACACAGGCAAAATTAAACAGTGAATTTATTGCCACAGTAGCGGGTGATATGACCGTCTATAACTATGACAACACGACACGGGAATACATTTCATCATCAACAGAATATCTTGCCGTTGGCGTCGGTATCCCGGCATGTTCTTGTTTAGATGCACCAGTTACACATAAAGCTGGTTATGCAATCTGCCGTTCTGCAGATTTTAACTCATGGGAATATGTGCCAGACCATCGCGGTGAAATCATCTATAGCACCGAAACAGGAGAATCGAAAGAAATCACAGCTCTGGGTGATTACCCTGAAAATACAACCACTATCGCCCCGTTAACGCCATATGATAAATGGGATGGTGAGAAATGGGTGACGGATACCGAGGCACAGCACGGCGCAGCAGTAGATGCAGCAGAAGCACAGCGCCAGTCGCTGATTGATACTGCAATGGCCTCCATCAGTCTGATTCAGCTGAAATTGCAGGCCGGACGTAAACTGACGCAGGCAGAAACAACCCGCCTTAACGCTGTGCTGGATTACATTGACGCGGTGACGGCAACAGATACCAGCACCGCGCCGGATGTCATCTGGCCTGAACTGCCGGAGGCGTAGGCCATTCAATATCTGGCGCACCGGAAGTATCGACCAGCTCCAGTGCGTCCAGATAATCCAGCCACAAATTATATTGCGCCAGTTCATCATCTTTCAGACGACCAATAGCGGCTTTACCGGGCCATTGCTTACTGTTCATGTATTCGTTGGCCTGGTTAATTAGTAGCTGTCTTTCTGATTCAGTAATTTCAATAAGCTCTTCATGCGTGGGTGGAGGAATATCTGCCCACGCAGGCAGCCCATCATTTCCGGCAATACGGATTTTTCCTTGTGGCGGTTCAGCCATAAACTCACTGATAATATTTTGATTCACTTCCTTAGCATCTGATAAATCCCATCCCTCTGATTTATATTTATCAATCATATCCACAGGGAAAAAAGCATTATGCCTTGCGCTATAAACATATTCGTTCATATAAATCACCCTGAATAAAATTACTCACCAACAGCCCACCAACTGTAATTCATCGATACAGTGTTGCTGGTTGATGACGTTCTGTAAGCAGAATTAAAGCCGGTTAACGTTGGGTCTTCTGCAGTCATCATGAACCCTCGCCCAGCGCCTAAAGGCGCACCGCCATCACCAGAATGAGTAAGCATGGCGCAGTCCGCTTTTTTGGGGAAAGGGATGCTGAATGTAATTCTCATTGTTTGCGTCGATAATGTCGGCGTAACCGCACCACGACCATATTGCAGGATTTTCCCGTTGGGTAATTTCATCCATCCATCACCACTGGCAAAAGAGGCCATGTCCGGTATCTGATTTTCCCCTGTCCCCACATCCCGTTTTGCCGCTTCTCCCAAACCAACATTTAGCCAAAGCCAGTATTGAATCAGTTACGTAGCAAATGATTCCAGCATCTGAAAATCATGGCATGCTGTTTACCTTTTAAGAGGTTATTTTTCATGCAAATAGGCTATGTGAGGGTGTCAACAAATGACCAGAACACTGCTTTGCAACGTGATGCACTGGAACGCTCAGGATGTGAGCTAATTTTTGAAGACAAAATGAGCGGAAAAACAGCAGACAGACCAGGGCTAAAAAGGTTGCTCAGGACGTTATCAGAGGGAGACACGCTGGTTGTATGGAAGCTCGACAGGCTGGGAAGAAGCATGCGACACCTTGTTACCCTGATAGAAGAACTCCGGCAGCGCGGAGTTAATTTCCGTAGTCTGACTGACAGCATAGACACCAGTACACCAATGGGGCGGTTTTTCTTTCACGTTATGGGGGCACTGGCGGAGATGGAACGCGAGTTGATAGTGGAACGAACCCGTGCGGGACTGGAAGCCGCAAGAGCTAAAGGCAGGATTGGAGGGCGAAGACCAAAACTGACGCCAGAGCAATGGGCACAGGCTGGCAGGTTACTTGCTGCAGGTGAAACACGGCAGCGGGTTGCTTTAATTTTTGATGTGGGGATCTCGACGTTATACCGCAAATATCCTGCGACATTGTGTGATTAACAGGACAACGCCGCGCAGCTGTCTGCGTGACGTAATCAATACAACATAGGGCGAAGCCTATTCCAATCAGGAGGTTCGCCGCTATGGCTCAGGATTACCACCACGGGGTGCGCGTTGTTGAAGTCAACGAGGGCACCCGATCTATCACCACGGTGAGCACCGCTATCGTGGGCATGGTCTGCACCGGCGATGATGCTGATGCGTCCGTGTTTCCTCTCAATAAGCCGGTTCTGCTGACGGATGTGCTGGAGGCCAGCGGTAAAGCAGGCGAGTCCGGCACGCTGGCCCGTTCGCTTGATGCGATTGCCGACCAATCAAAACCCGTGACGGTTGTTGTGCGCGTGGCGCAGGGCGAAACCGAAGCGGAAACCACCTCCAATATTATCGGTGGCGTCACGTCCGACGGTAAAAAAACGGGGATGAAAGCGCTGCTTTCTGCGCAGTCGCAGCTGAAAGTTAAGCCGCGCATTCTCGGTGTGCCGGGGCATGACACGCAGGCGGTAGCCACTGAGCTGATGAGTATTGCGCAGAGCCTGCGCGGGTTTGCCTACCTGTCTGCCTATGGCTGCAAGACGGTGGAGGAAGCCATTGCTTACCGGGACAATTTCAGCCAGCGAGAAGGGATGCTGATCTGGCCTGATTTCATCAACTTTGACACCGTTCTTAAAGCCGATGCGACGGCTTACGCCTCCGCACGTGCGCTCGGTCTGCGCGCCAAAATCGACGAACAGACCGGATGGCACAAAACCCTGTCCAACGTGGGTGTGAATGGCGTCACCGGTCTTTCCGCTGATGTGTTCTGGGATCTGCAGGACCCGGCAACAGACGCGGGACTGCTGAACCAGAATGACGTCACCACGCTGATCTGCAAAGACGGCTTCCGCTTCTGGGGTTCCCGCTGCCTCAGTGACGATCCATTGTTTGCGTTTGAGAACTACACCCGTACGGCGCAGGTGCTGGCTGACACGATTGCAGAGGGGCATATGTGGGCGGTGGATAAGCCACTGAATCCGTCACTGGCCCGCGACATTATCGAAGGTATTCGCGCCAAATTACGCAGCCTGGTAAATCAGGGATACCTCATCGGGGCGGACTGCTGGCTGGATGAGTCAGTGAACGATAAAGACTCTCTGAAAGCCGGGAAGCTCACCATCGACTACGACTACACGCCTGTGCCGCCGCTTGAAAATCTGATGCTGCGCCAGCGCATCACCGATCGCTACCTGGTCGATTTTGCCAGCCGTGTCAGTGCATAAGGGGGGATACATGGCATTACCACGCAAGTTAAAACACCTGAATCTGTTCAACGACGGGAACAACTGGCAGGGGATCGTTGAGTCCCTGACTCTGCCGAAATTCACCCGCAAGTTTGAGAAGTATCGCGGCGGCGGTATGCCGGGCGCGGTAGATGTGGATATGGGGCTGGATGACGGCGCACTCGACACGGAATTTTCAATCGGCGGCACCGAACTGTTGTTATTCAAGCAGATGGGCAAGGCAACCGTTGATGGCATCCAGCTGCGTTTCACCGGCTCTATTCAGCGTGACGATACCGGCGAAGTTCAGGCCATTGAGCTGGTTGTGCGGGGGCGTCATAAAGAAGTGGATTCCGGCGAGTGGAAAACCGGCGAGAGCAGCACCACCAAAGTCAGCAGCACCAACAGCTACGCGAAGCTGACCATTAACGGCGAAGTGCTCTATGAGGTTGATCTGGTCAACATGATTGAAATCGTTGACGGCGCGGACCTGATGGAAGCACACCGTAACGCCCTTGGCCTCTGATTTAACTTAACGGCGCGGTGATCCGCGCCAGTATCTGATTAACAGGAAACGAACATGAGCGACAAGCTGACTGAAAAAACCGTACAACTGGATACGCCCATCATGCGCGGTAAAACCCAAATCACCGAAATTGTGCTGCGTAAGCCGCAGTCCGGTGCGCTGCGCGGCACCCGCCTGCAGGCCATTATGGATATGGACGTGGGGGCCATGATGACAGTGATCCCGCGTATTTCCACCCCAACGCTGACCGCACAGGAAATGGCTGAACTGGACCCCGCCGATCTCACCGCGCTGTCGGTCGAGGTGGTGACTTTTTTGTTGAAGAAGTCGGTGCTTGCCGGTTTACCGACAGCCTGACGATTGATGACCTGGTGGCGGATATCGCCACCATCTTTCACTGGTCGCCGTCCATCACTGACGTTATGCCGCTGACAGAGGTGCTGGAGTGGCGGCATAAAGCGATTCAGAGAAGCGGGGCCAGCGATGAGTGACAATAACCTGCGTCTGCAGGTGATTCTGAATGCGGTTGACAAGCTCACCCGCCCATTTCGATCCGCGCAGACCAGCTCAAAAGAGCTGGCTGCCGCCATTCAGCAAAGCCGCGCCCGGCTGAAAGAGTTAGATTCTCAGGCGGGCAGAATTGATGGCTTCCGTAAGGCCAGCGCGCAGCTAGCAGTCACAGGTAACAGCCTTAAAGCCGCCCGCGAAGAAGCGGCAAAACTCGCCACGCAGTTTACTGCGACCAACCGCCCGACGGCAGCTCAGGCCAGGCTGCTTGAGCAGGCTAAAAATCGCGTCACCGATTTACAGGGAAAATATAACGGGCTGCGTCAGTCAGTGCAGCGTCAGCGCCTTGCGCTGAATGAGGCAGGGCTTGATACAAAGAAACTGAGCAGCGCACAGCGTGAGCTACGGCAGAACGCCGATGAAACCCGACTGGCACTGGAGCGACAGCAAAAATCTCTGAAACACCTGGGTGAACAGCAGGCGAGAATGAATGCGGTTCGTGATCAGTATTCGCGCCGTCTTGAGGTTCGGGATCGCATAGCCGGAGCCGGAGCCACCACTACAGCTGCCGGGCTGGCAATGGGTGCGCCGGTTTTGGCTGCAGTGAAAAGCTACGCCAGCATGGAAGATGCCATGAAAGGCGTGGCAAAGCAGGTAAACGGGTTGCGGGACGATAACGGCAACCGTACAAAACAGTTTTATGACATGCAGGATGCCATTAAGGCTGCCAGTGAGCAGCTGCCGATGGAGAATGGCGCTATAGATTATGCCGCGCTGGTTGAAGGGGGCGCGCGTATGGGCGTGACCAGCCAGGACGATCTCTTTGAGGACCAGAAACGTGACCTGCTGGCCTTTGCATCCACGGCGGCAAAAGCTGCAACGGCCTTTGAGCTGCCCGCCGATGAGCTGGCGGAAGGATTGGGGAAAATCGCGCAGCTCTATAAAGTGCCGACGCGCAATATTGAACAACTGGGCGATGCGCTGAACTACCTGGACGATAACGCCATGTCAAAGGGCGGGGACATTATCAACGTCCTGCAGCGTATGGGGGGCGTGGCTGACCGCCTTGACTTCCGAAAAGCTGCTGCGCTGGGTTCAACATTCCTTTCTCTTGGGGCTGCCCCGGAAATTGCCGCCAGCGCCTCTAATGCCATGGTGCGTGAACTGTCCATTGCCACCATGCAAAGTAAGCGCTTCTTTGAAGGTATGAATCTGCTGAAACTCAATCCTGCGGAGATTGAAAAGCAGATGACCACCGATGCCATGGGCACCATTCAGCGGGTTCTGGAGAAGGTCAACAATCTGCCGCAGGATAAACGCCTGTCAGCCATGACAATGATTTTTGGTAAAGAGTTTGGCGATGATGCGGCAAAGCTGGCTAACAACCTGCCGGAGCTGCAGCGTCAGCTGAAACTCACATCAGGCAGTGGTGCGAATGGCTCGATGCAGAAAGAATCCGACATTAACAAGGATTCATTGTCTGCGCAGTGGTTGCTGGTTAAGACTGGCGCGCAGAACGCTTTCAGCAGTCTGGGGGAAACGTTGCGCCAGCCGCTGATGGATATTATGGGCATGGTTAAGGGTGTGACCGGGGCGCTGCGTCGCTGGGTGGAGCAGAATCCCGTGCTGGCTGGCACGCTGATGAAAGTGGCGGCGGCTACGGCGGCTGTCACTGTCGGGCTGGGTACACTTGCCGTGGCAGTGGCTGCTGTGCTGGGGCCGATTGCGGTGATTCGGTTTGGCCTGTCTGTGCTGGGTGTAAAAACATTACCTTCCGTTGCTGCAGCGGTAACACGTACTGGCGGTGCCCTGTCATGGCTGGCAGGTGCGCCACTTTCCCTGTTGCGTCGGGGTATGGCGTCATCCGGTGGCAGTGTAGGGTTACTGAGTGCCCCGCTTAATTCCCTGCGTCGCTCAGCCGGAATAGCGGGTAATGCACTGAAAACGGTGGCAGGTGCTCCGCTTGCCGTGTTCCGTGTCGGTATGTCAGGCATCCGTAATGTTATCGGTATGGTGATGAACCCGCTGGCGGCGTTGCGTGGTGGGCTGACAGCTGCCGGTGGCGTATTGCGTTTTCTTGTTTCTGGTCCGCTGGCATTACTTCGCGGCGCGCTGTTTGGTATTTCCGGCCTGCTGGGTGCGCTGCTCAGTCCGATAGGGCTGGTTGTGGCTGCGCTGGCTGGTGTGGCGCTGGTTGTGTGGAAATACTGGCAGCCCATCAGTGCATTTCTGGGGGGCGTGGTGGAAGGGTTCAAAGCCGCTGCAGCGCCAATTAGCGCCGCCTTTGAGCCGCTCAGGCCCATGTTCCAGTGGATTGGTGACAGGGTGCAGGCCTTGTGGGGCTGGTTCAGCGATTTACTTTCGCCGGTTAAATCCACTTCCGAAGAACTGAACAGCGCAGCTGCAATGGGGCGCCGGTTTGGTGAGGCGCTGGCGGAAGGTCTGACTATGGTGATGCACCCGCTGGAGTCTCTTAAATCCGGTGTGTCATGGCTACTGGAAAAGCTCGGTATTGTCAGTAAGGAGGCGGCAAAGGCGAAACTGCCTGCACAGGTCACGCAGCAGCAATCCGCCACGGTGAACAGTGACGGCAAAGTGGTGCTGCCGCCAGGCGGGTTCCCGGCTTACGCAGGGATGTACGACACGGGCGGGATCATTCCACGCGGGCAGTTTGGCATTGTTGGAGAAAATGGCCCTGAAATTGTGAACGGACCGGCAAATGTCACCAGCAGGCGGCGTACTGCTGCGCTTGCCTCTGTCGTTGCAGGCGTTATGGGGGTTGCTGCGACACCTGCAGAAGCGGTTCCGCTTCATCCGTTCAGTCTGCCTGCGAGTGCATACCAGACGCAGCCAGTGAAGGCTGACAGCCCGCCGTCAGTTATTCGTTATGAGATAAATGCGCCCATTCATATCGTCGCGCAGCCGGGACAGAGTGCGCAGGATATTGCCCGTGAAGTGGCACGTCAGCTTGACGAGCGGGAACGCAGGGCCAGGGCAAAAGCGCGCAGCAATTTCAGCGATCAGGGGGGGTATGAATCATGATGATGGTGCTGGGTTTATATGTATTTATGCTGCGCACTGTCCCTTATCAGGAGCTGCAGTATCAGCGCAGCTGGCGACATGCCGCCAACAGCCGGGTGAATCGCCGCCCGTCAACGCAGTTTCTTGGCCCGGATAATGATTCACTGACACTGTCCGGGGTTCTGCTGCCGGAAGTGACCGGAGGCAGGTTGTCATTGCTGGCGCTGGAGTTGATGGCAGAGCAGGGCAAAGCCTGGCCTTTGATTGAAGGCAGCGGAACCATTTACGGCATGTTTGTTATTGAAAGTCTGAGCCAGACAAAGACGGAGTTTTTTGCCAGCGGTATGCCCAGGCGCATTGAGTTTACGATCACCCTCAAACGGGTTGATGAATCACTGTCTGACATGTTCGGGAGCCTGAGTGACCCGCTCAGCAACCTGCAGGACTCTGCTGCCTCTGCGATTGGGGGGATTAAGAACACGGTAGGAGGATTGCTGCAGTGAACGTTAATTCTGATCTTCTGAATCTGAACAGCAAAAGCCCGGCTTTCAGTATCGTCATTGAAGGTAAGGACGTGACGACCGTGCTGGATACCCGCCTGATGAGTCTGACGCTGACGGATAACCGGGGCTTTGAAGCGGACCAGCTTGATCTGGAGCTGGACGACGCCGACGGGCTGATCGCCCTGCCGCGACGTGGGGCAGTGATTCAGCTGGCGCTGGGCTGGAAAGGCCAGCCGCTTTTCCCTAAAGGGGCTTTTACTGTGGATGAAATTGAACACAGCGGTGCCCCTGACCGGCTGACCATCCGGGCGCGTAGCGCAGATTTCCGTGAAACCCTCAATACACGGCGCGAAAAATCATGGCATCAGACAACGGTGGGGGAGGTGGTAAAGGAAATAGCCGCCCGGCATAACCTCAAAATGGCGCTGGGTAAAGACCTGACGGATAAGGCGCTGGATCATCTGGACCAGACCAATGAAAGCGATGCAAGTTTTCTGATGAAACTGGCGAGACAGTATGGGGCGATTGCTTCCGTTAAGGACGGGAATCTGCTGTTTATCCGGCAGGGACAGGGAAGAACGGCGAGCGGCAAGCCGCTGCCGGTTATCACCATCACTCGCAAAGCCGGTGACGGTCATCGGTTCACCCTTGCTGATCGTGGTGCCTATACCGGTGTTATTGCCAGCTGGTTGCATACGCGTGAACCCAGGAAAAAAGAGACAACCAGTGTTAAGCGTCGTCGAAAGAAAACCACCACACCCAAAGAGCCGGAAGCAAAACAGGGCGATTATCTGGTGGGAACGGATGAAAACGTGCTAGTTCTTAATCGTACCTACGCCAACCGGAACAATGCTGAGCGCGCAGCAAAAATGCAGTGGGAACGTCTGCAGCGTGGGGTTGCTACATTTTCCCTGCAGCTCGCTGAGGGGCGGGCTGATCTCTATACGGAAATGCCGGTGAAGGTTACAGGGTTCAAGCAGCCGATCGATGATGCAGAGTGGACCATTACCACCCTGACGCATTCTGTCAGCCCGGATAATGGATTTACGACCAGCATGGAGCTTGAAGTAAAGATTGGTGATCTTGAAATTGAATAATCGGTTCTCAATACTGAATAATGATGTATCATTATTGCGACTACGGCAAGAGTGGTGGGATAACAGCGATGATGAACTGTCCAGAGTGCGGTCATGCAGCACATACCAGAAGCAGTTTTCAGGTATCAGCTACGACAAAAGAACGTTACAACCAGTGCCAAAATATAAATTGTGGCTGTACGTTCGTTACTCATGAAACGTTTGTACGGCACATTATAAAACCGAATCTAATTTCTTCTGCGCCGCCACATCCTGGAAAAGGTGGTCAAGGCCACATGAGTTTCTGAACAGAACCCGCTTTAAAGGCGGGTTTTTTGTTGCCGCCAGTCCGACACTCTGTCGCCATTTTGCCGCCACTACCAAAGAAAAAGGGGCTACGTTTTCACGTAACCCCTTGTTTTATTTGGTGGAGCTGGCGGGAGTTGAACCCGCGTCCGAAATTCCTACATCCTCGGTACTACATGCTTAGTCAGTCTTTACATTCGCTTGCCAGCTGCGGACGGACACGCCACTAACAAACTAGCCTGATTAAGTTTTAACGCTTCAACCCCAGGCAGGGCTTCCACGCGATCTCTTTTGGGTTTGACCTCTCTTGATCCCCGTCCTAAGAGCGGAGGCTAGGGAGAGAGGGCTCTAAGCAGGTTATTAAGCTGCTAAAGCGTAGTTTTCGTCGTTTGCGACTATTTTTTGCGGCTTTTTACGAGGCCAACCGCCCCTCGGCATGCACCTTGGGTTTCGCAAATCCCGTCGAATCCAGAATCAGCCCCAATGTGTAAAGGTAAGTATACCAGATTTATGAGCGCCATGACCAGCCTCAATGGCGTTATCGTTAAAGATTTAGCACCCATGTAGCCTGATTTTTATTCGATTAAGCAATGGGATGGCAACATTTGTGTCGGATGTGATAGCCAATAAGATGTTCATTCGCGCCGCCGGAGAGGGAGGCGCGGTGAGGAACTGGTCAATAATTGGAGTGCAGGTTTAACGGTGGGCGTTTTTCATGATACGCGCTTTATCCACCTGCCATTCGCGCTCTTTGATATCTGAACGTTTATCGTGCTGTTTCTTACCTTTGGCGACGCCGATTTTCACTTTGCACCAGGCATTTTTCCAGTACAGGGAGAGCGCCACTACGGTATAGCCTTCTCGATTGACGCGACCGTACAATGAGTCCAGTTCGCGCTGGTTGAGAAGTAACTTGCGGGTACGGGTAGGATCGCACACCACATGCGTGGAGGCCACTGCCATTGGCGTGATGTTTGCGCCAAACAGGAACGCTTCTCCGTCACGCAGAAGGACATAGCTGTCGCTGATATTGGCTTTTCCTGCGCGCAGGGATTTAACTTCCCAGCCTTGCAGGGCAAGTCCCGCTTCGAACTCTTCTTCGATAAAGTATTCGTGACGGGCGCGCTTGTTAAGCGCGATGGTCGCTGAACCAGGTTTATGTGCTTTTTTCTTCGTCAT